TAGCCGGCCTCGGGGTGCGAGTCGAGGAACGCCACGCCGGGCGCGTTGCTGATGTCGGTCTGGCTGGTCGTCGGGTCGTTGACCTCGACCACCCACTGGCGGGAAAACTTCGGCGCTTCGCCAAACTGACGTTCGCCGGAAACCGCTGCCAGTTCTGTAGTGCTAACAATGCCCATTACGCTGCGGCTCCCCCGAGGATCGTGGCGTTTTCAAGTCGCTGGGCACGCTGTTCGGCCAGCAGCTGCATGAGCGTGGCCGTTTGCTTGCGGTACTCAACCACGGCTGGATCGTCGCGGCCGGTGGCAAGGGCCATGAACTGGGTGATGCCCTCGCTGCTGCGAATGTCGTTGGCCTGGAGGGCTTCCTTGCTCTTGGTGCCGAGTAGGGCGGCGTTCTCACCCTTGAACTGGCTCGCACCGGCAACGGCCTTGTCCATCGACTCGTTTGACGCTTGGGCGGTGGACACCGCACGCTCGCGGTCGGCGGCTTGCTTTTCTTCGGCACGCTTGGCGTCGGCGGCAGCCTTCTCAGCGGCTTTCGCCTGATCGGCTGCCATCTTCTCGGCAACCTTGGCTTCGTCGTCGGCTTTTTTCTTGGCTTCGTCTGCCTGCTTTTTCAATGACGCTGCGGCCCGCCGCTGGCTTCCTTCCCACCAGCGGTCGGATTCTTTCTTGGCCGCCGCTTGGTCTCGCTGCGACTTGGCTTCGGGATTGTTGCGGTCGTTGAAAGTTGCACGGGCACCAGCCACGGCAGTGCCGGCCGGGCCAGTGCTGGCGCCGCCTTCGGTGCCAAAAAGAACGTTGCTGGCGGCGGCCGATGCGTTGGCTTGTGCGGCGTGGTTTTCTTCTGTGTTTTTCTTGATGGCCGCGCTGGCGGCGTCGGCCATGCCTTTGCCAAATTCTTGCGACTGTTCGTTACCAAACAGCCAAGCAAGGTTTTCAATTGCTTTGCCAAGCCCCATGGCGATTGAGTTGCCCAACACCTCAAAAGCGTTAAACAGGGACCGTAGTGATTCTCCAACTGCAACCAGCACGTTTCCGACCACCGAAAACATTTCGCCTGTCGAGGCCAGCGCTCCCTCAAAGCCGCCCATGGACGCCAGCCATTCGCTAAACCCTGCCGAGAACGAATCGAAGACGGACGCCAGCTGCTCGGCGCCGTCGAACAGCGCCCCGGTGATCGCGTCGGCCAGCCCCGTGCCGCCGGTGCCGTTGAAACTCTCCACGAACGATAGGAACTGCTCGGCTATAGCCGTGATCGCCGGAGCCAGATTGGCGGTCACCTGCCCAATAATCCCGTCAAAAGTCTTGGAAACCAGGTCCAAGGCGTCGTTCATGCCCGCGATGTTGCCGACCTGCTGCTCAGACAGAACGATGCCCAGCTTCTTGGCCCGCTCCTCAATCGCCCCAAGGTTTGACAGGAACGGCACCAGCTGGGCACCGCTCTTGCCGAAGATCGCCACTGCGGCGGCGGCACGCTCGGCCTCGCCGGGCAGCGCCGAGATTGCGGCAGCGATCGCTCTGAACTGTTCCTCGGGCGACATCGATCGCAGCTGCTCAAAGTTGAGACCCAGCCGGTCGAATGCCCCGGTGTCGCCCGACTCGGCGGCTTTGCCGATCGCCACGGTGAGCTTGTCGAACGCCACGGCGACGTCGTCCACACCGCCGAGCTTGGCGGCCACCTGGAGCGACTGCAGGGCCTCCACGCCTATGCCGGTGCGGTTAGCCAGATCCTGCGTGGCGTCAACGGCGTTGGCCACACTCTTGGCGTAGCTGACGGCGCTGCGGGCCGCGTCGGTGAATGCGTTGGCCAGCTGCGACACGCCGCTGCCGATTAGCCTGCCGATCTCAATGGTCTTAAGAACCGAAACGTCGCGGGCCGTTTTCTTGGCGGCGTTGCCGACCTTGTCGAGGGCTTTGACGGCCTCATTCACACCACCCGCCATCTTGCTGGCGTTGGCCGAAAGCGTGAATCCTAGACCAATGGTTGCCATGTTACGGTCGCTTGAGTTTTGCCAGCTCTTCCATCATTTCCGCCATGGTCTGCGGCGGCGTTTCAATCGGCATGAAGTCTGTTGGTTTTGGCGATCGGCCTTTGCTGTAGGGGGCGATCGTCGCTGCCGCCTGTATCCCGGTCTGCAACCACTCCTGCCCAAACGGCTCCACGAATCGACAGTACGCCCACCACTCACGGAACTCGTCCATTGTCATCTGCTCGCCCAGCTGGCGAACCGTCATGCCGAGGTGCCCAGCCAGCCGGAACAAAAACGCCCGGTCAGGCCGGGCCTTTAGTTTTTTGCCAGTTCCTCAATTTTCTCTTCCGCCAGATCGTTGTGCTTAATCGCCGCTTCCCACAGCCGGTTGACCACCTTGGCGTTCTTGCTGGCCAGCAGCGTGATTTCGCCGTTGGTAAAAAGTCGTTCGCCCTTCTCGTCCACCAGGCACCGCACCAGAAACTTCGTGCGGAAGTCGTCCATTCCGGTCGCCTTCTTCTGCTGGTATTCCAACTCGTAGGCGTCGCGTTCCCCGACTGTCATCACGCGAATGTAGACGTCGCCGCCCCACTCGGGCACCTCAACCTTGAGCGTGCTGGCGTCGTTTGCGGCAAGGATTTGTTCTTTCGACAGACTCATAATTCTTTCCATACTTTGAAGGTGACTGAATACGTTTGCAGTTGGCCCGTGGCGGCCTGCCAGTTCAGCCGTTCGTACATGGCTTTGTCGAATTGCCAGTACGCATCAGGACCGCTAATTTCCAGATTGGCAGTTGTCCCGACGTTAGACATTTGCATGCCAGTTGTATTGCGGGCAACCATCGTAATGGTTCCGTAATCAACATCTGTGGGGCTGTGCCGGACGACACGAAGAGAATTGCGAGGCAAAATCTCAACGGAGTTAGATTGCGAGCCGTCAACGCTGACGCTGACAACTTCACGAAACACGGTTCCGTTCCAGTTGGCGGTAGTGCCTTGGCTGGTCTTGGCCATGCCGGTCTCCTATCAGGAGACCTTGAATGTGGCGTTGCCTTTGACCAGTTCACCGACAGCGTACGTCAGGCTGGACGAGTAGCAGGTGGCTGTGCCAAGGCTGGAGCCGGCGACGGTCAGCGTGCCGGTGGCACCTCTGGTGACCAGCGTTGTGCCAAGGTAGTCCACCGTGATCTCATCCGATTCCTGCAGCGCAGCAGCCTGGAGGAGCCGCTTGCTGCCAGACGCCTGCCCAAGGTGCGAGGCGTCCAGCTCGTTAACGCTGCCGCTGATTTGAATGTTGGTGACCGTGTAGGTCGAGCCCGAAAAGACGAAGTTTGTGCCTTGAGAGTCTGCAGCCATGGAGGCCTCCTAGTACGGGTGACGGCGGTGCCGTATCCCGAAACTAGGGGGCAAAGGGGCATACCTTGCAGTTAGCCGCCGTTGCGCTTGGCGAGGTCGTCGGTCGCCTTCTGGACGGCCTCACGCATGCGGAGCGTCAGGGCCGTGTTCATGAAGTTTTTGCACTGATTAAAAGACCGTTCCAGCGGGTGCAGGGCCGGCATCTCCCCGAGGCCCCGCCGGGGGTCGATCTTGGCAATGAACGAGTTTGGATAGCCGGGAGTGCGGTTCAGGTTTTTGTTGACGAAAAATGGGCCACGGGTGTTAAAGCTGGACATGACGTAGGTAGGGCTGTTCACAACCTCCTTTTTTCTGCCGACGAGCGTCTGCTTCTTACCCTCAATCACGACTCGAACCCTGCCTGTAGACTTGCTTTTGCCGGGAAATCTCCGTTTTGTGCCGAACTCCACAAGGTGCGAGTGGAAAGCACGGTCGTTGCCGACCCGGATTGTGCCGCCAGTCTTCTTGGTGTCTCCTGTGCCGCTGCGGCGGTAGCCGATCACAGCCACGGAGATGGGGATGCCCCAGCGGTTGTTTTTGTAGGTCTTGGTTTTCATCGCCACGGCCCGGCTCAAATTGCCGCTGACGATGCCCACGTTGGTCTTGACGTAGGTTTTTAGCGCCATCAGCCCAATCGACCCGGCTTTTTTGACGGCTTCCTGCTGGCGTTTGTTGGCGATGTCAAACGGGAACTTAAGCAGTTCGTCCCGCAGCTGCTGCACCTCCGACATGCTGAACCGGGTCTGTGCATGCTTGCCCACGCCCAGCTTTAATTGAATCACCTGCACGCTCATACAGCCTCCGCAACCCTAAAGTCGAACGACTGCTGGACGTAGTAGAACGGCAGCATCTGGTCATCGGTCGGCATCTCGGCCCCGTCCACCTCGCTGGTCAGGTTGGTTCGCTGAATCGTGCAGTTGCCGTAAGTGCCTGTGTAGCCGTCCACGGACAGCCGGATCGCCCTGGCGATCTGCTTCAGGTCGATGTACGACGTGCCGTAGGTCGTCAGTTGCACGCTGATAATCGGGCTGCCGGTCGGGCCGTTTAGGGCCGGCTCACGGCTCACGCCCGTGCGTTGATAGACCACCAGCGGCATAGACGTGCCCATCGGTGCCAGCACTGGGAAAATCCTGCTGGAGACGTAGCTGGCCACCGTGGCGTTTGCAGCCAGCCGGGCGTACAGAAACGTCTCTGGGCTCTCCTGCAGGCTCATGCGGGCCTCCGCTCAGTGCAGATAAGTTCGTGAATCCAGAGGCGTTCCCGCTCGTTGATTTGGCCAATCTCCAGCGTCCGGTCGCGGTAAATGACTCGCATGCTGGACAGCAGGCCCTCCAGATAGCGAATCGTGACCTTGTGGCTCATAATCCCGAGCACCTCGCCGTACTGCACCGCCTCGCGGCTCGACAGGGGCTGCACGTTGGCAGACACGGTGGCAAAGGTGGACCAGGACAACACCGGCTCGCCCAGTTCGTTGGGCGTGCTAGTCGGCTGCTCGATCGTCACTCTGGCCCAGAGGCTGCCGGGGTCAAGGGGCATGCGTTACCTCACTGGTAGCCGCCCCAGCGGCAGGAATCGAGAAGGGTTTTCACGCCCAGCGGCGTCTCGACGAGACCGGCGACGTCGGCCGCCACCCGCCGCTCGTACCACAGGTTGACCATCATCATGATCGCGTGCCTGATCTGGCGGGGCACAGCCTGCCCCGAGTCGCCGTAGCCGGCATACCACGAGATGCTGACGGCATTCTGGTCGACACGGTGCGAGGGCCAGCTGCCGGAGTAGAGGGGTCGCATGGCGCCGGGCGTGGAATAGCTGTCCATCCGGTACTGATCGGTCGGCAGCGTGGTCGTTGTGCCTTCGGCCGTGACGTAGGTGATCACGCTGGTCATGTTAGAGAGCGACATCGGCGGCCGGGGCAGCTCGATGTCGGGCGGGAAAATGTCGGCACGCACCGACAGCTGCGTGGCAATGAACGTTCGGTCCTGATACGCCTCCGACAGCTGCCGGGCCATCGTCGGGAATGCGTCCAGCCTCATCGTCCATTGGGTGGTAATCAGAGTTCGGTCAAGATAGACCTCGGCCCACTCGCGGGCCGCCGTGACGAGGGACATGATGTAGCTGTCGTCGGTCTCGGAGTCGACGCGAAGATGGAGCTTCATCTCAAGCAGGCTCACCGGCTCGACGGCGGGCTGTATCGAGCGTGTGAGGCTGCGCCATCTCATTCTCGTCGTCTCCGTTTGGGCGTCGCGTCAGCCGTTCGCAGGTCTGCCGGCTGGACCGTCGCCGTCTCCAGCAGATCCTGCTGCTTCTCGATCACCGCCGCCTGATCGCGGCAGCACCGCTCTGCCAGCCGCTCGTCACATTCAATTACCTGCCCACGGTCGTATCGTAGATACGGTCTGGTAAACCTGATCTTCACGGTAGTCATTCGGGTGCCTTCCATGCAGTTTCGGGTCGCTTCTTGCTGTCGTTAAAATCCTGACAGTACTGAAAAACGGGCTTTTGTAGGTCGCGGCCTGGCCATGAGACGACGTACTCACCGTGGCCCAGCACCACGCGGGGCGTGACGTAGATGCGGTTGCCACAGGCCCGCCACGATCGCCAGAAGGAGATGTCTGCGTCGGTCCTGCCCTCGTTCCAACAGCCATCGGGGCCGGGCTTGCTGTGAAACCAAGGCTTCGGCATTCGCTTGAGCGCCGCCGTGGAGATGATGGTGCACCCGAAATGGGCCGTGTCGACCTCGTTGACCGGAGCAGCGAACCACTCCTTGGGCACCGTGTAGGGCTTGCTCTCGTCCACGTCGTCCAGCGTGCCCTTGAGCGTCAGCATCGGCCTGCCGTCCTCACGCTTCGTCTGCAGGCCCGTGATGGCATCGCATTGAAACGTAAGGGCCAAGGCAAAGAGGTGTTCCAAATCCTGCTGGGTAAAAAACGTGTCGTAATCGACTGTGAGCAAATATTCGCACTCATCAATCCACTTTTCGCAAGTGCGGGTCAGCACCTGGTCCCAAAAGGCCCCGGTGCCAAACGTTGGGCGAATGCCCAGCCCGAGGAATGCCGTGGCCCACGCCTGGTGGTTGGCTGTAAATCCCAGCCGGGGCATGCTGAATATGGCCTCGACCCTGACGTCAACATCCGTGTTACCGACAGCGACCTTCATGCGGCGCTCTCCAAAAGGAAACGGGCGGCAGACCGGGGATGGTCTCCGCCCGCTTCGATGGATTGTAACAAGTCAGATCAGCCGGAAACCCAGTTGCTGACGTTTCCGGCGGTCGCGTCGGTCGGTGCCTGGTTGCCACGCCCGAGCCGGGCCACCGAGGCCACACCCACCGTGAGGGCCGGGGTTGCCACCACGGTCAGGTAACGCTTGCGACCACGCAGGTCGATGTTGAACCGGCCGACGTAGCCGTTGTCGGCCCCGGTCGTGGAGCCGGCCGCCACCGTAAAGCTTGTGCCACCCACGAAGCCGGTGATGCTGGTGGCACTGGTGCCCTGACTGGCGGTGTCGCTTTCGCCCACCCGCAGCACCAGGGCGGCCGTGGAGGCTGCCGCAGTGAAGGGGCTGAGCACCACGTCGATCGACGCATACTCAAAACCCAGCGTGTCGATTTCGGCGGTGAACGTCGCACTGTTCGCCACGCTGGCGGTGCTCTTTGTCACGGTCTTGGTTGCTGCAATGTGATGCACTGCAATCTCCTTGGATAATGTTCAGGGGGTGGATCAGGACGCAGCAGTCTTGAGAGCAACCACGGGGCCAGCGGTGCTGGTGTCACCGAGGCTGTGATGGACGATGTCGCCACGGAACGTGCCGTACCATGCGGCCAGATCAAGCTCAATGAACCGCTCGGTGGTCATCCGCAGAACAAAATCTTGCCGCATGCCCATGATGGACGAGAGCCCGAGGTCACCGACCAGCACCTTGACCTTGCCGGCGTCGGTCGTGGTGGTCGAATCCATCACCACCACCGGGCAGACCGGCAGGCCGAGGAACTTGTAGGTAATGCCGTTGCCGTTCTGGATCGTGTCGGCCGTGTTGCCGCCGCCCTGATAGCCGAGGGCCTGCATGCCGACGTGATAGACGGCAGGCGAGACGTACCAGCAGGGGTTGCCACGCTGGAAGACGTAGCGGGGCACCTTGGCCAGTGCCGACTCAAAGTCGGCAATCGTGAACCCGCTGACGGCGGTGTGACCGCTGGCAGCAGAGACCACGCTGGCCGTGTAGGACGATGTGGCAATCTTCGGCATAACGCCGTAGATGCCGCCGTAGCTGGACGACCCGTCGCCGTTGAATGCAGCGTTGTCCTGGGCGTAGCTGATGGCCGTGGCGAATTCCTGCAGCAGCCAGTCGGCCACGTTCACGGCGTTGGCGTCGTTGAGCACTTCGTTCGACACCTTGGTGCCGACGCCAAGCTTCTTGGCGACCAACTGAACCATCGTGCCGGTCGGATCACTGGTGGTGATCTCGGTGTTTTCACCGATCCAGTAGGCAGTCGTGCCCGTGAGCCGCTTCGGCACCAGCTTGGTGTCGGTGGCCATGGCCTCACGCTGGAGCACCTGGGCGGCCACTCCATACGACTCCACCAAACGCACAAGGTTCGTGCTGAATTCGTCCACCATGGTGAACCCACCGGACGAGTTGACCGCCTCGACCACAGCCCGGCTCTCGACGCCGTGCTCTTGGCACCACTGCCGGGCTTCCTCGTTGCGGAGGAACTTGGCTTGGATGAACCGGCCCGCCCGGTAGGCGTTTTCGTGCGTGTCGAAATACTTGGGCTTGGGTGCAGCGACGGCTCGGATGTCCACCTTCTTCTCCTCAATTGCGGGGGTGAGGGCAGGGGCGACGTTCTGCCGCAGCTTGGCGGCCGATTCGATGACG